TTCATAAAGTCACTAATTGTTTTAGCAACATCATCAATCATACTCATGTTAAGTTTTAATAGTTTTTCTGGTGTAGTATCTACATTCAGTGCGTGTAGCCATTTCTCATCTAATGCATTTTCTGTGTCAATTAGAATAACAAATATGCCTTGTTCTTGTGCTGATCTAACTACATTACCTGCCGCGATAAATGATTTACCTGCGCCGGATTCTCCTGCTAGAACAGTTACCTTACCTAGTGGAATTCCTTTGTCAAATTCGTTACTGATAAGTTTGTTTAGTGTGTAATTTCCTGTACTAATCCAAGTGTCAGGGTCATTGAAGCCTACGCTTAACCCAGGAACACTTTTAGTAATAGCTTTTCGGAATTTACTTACGTCAAATGGTCTTGCCATAATGTTTTTTCTCCTATGTTAAAGTGAGGGCACTAAGGACCCCCACTTAATTTATATTACTTATTGCTTACGATTTCTAATCGCTGCTAAAATGTCTTGAGCACTTGCTTGTCCTTCGGCTGCCGGTGCTGCTTCTGCCGTTGCCATTTCTGGCTCTGGTGCTGGCGCTGGCGCTGGTGCTACTGCTTCAGCAACTGGTGCCGCTGGTGCAGGTGCTGGTGCTGGTGTTGGTGGTGGAGTAGTTGCCGCTGCTTCAGGTTTTGCTCCTGTAGTAGCTGGTGCATCCACACCATATGGACGATAGTACTGACCAAAACGTGCTGGATCATACAACTGTCCATCAACACTTGCTTCAAACATTTCAAAGATAGCGTTTAGATGTTCTGCATCAGGCTTCTTAGGTAAGAAGTCATTTAGATTGTGTAGGTCGTGTGTTGCAATTGCATCACGTTCTGTCTGATCTAAACTACGTTCTCTACGAGCCCAATTAGATGTTGAATAGTCAGCATATTGACCTTTGGTAGATTTTCTAATTACGAAATCTGTACCAGCCTCATAGTCTGTAGGAATTTCCTGGAATTCAGGATCCATTAATGCTGAACTAATGATTTTATAAATTTGAGGTGAAATAACAAAACGTCTAATAGGATTCTCAGGTACTGAGTCTTCCTGTAGATCACTTTGTGTTACAAAGCCTTGGAAAATGTAACTACGCTTTTTCCAATACTTACGACCCATATCTTCCATAGTAGGGTCTTTAAACCAAGGACGAATTTCTGCATGTACTGGACATGTATCTCCCCACATTTCAACACAAGGAACTTGTATTGTAACTGGTTTGTTTTCGTCGCCGCCTTTTACACCTGGAAATGATAGACGGATCATCTGACGTTCTTTCCAAAAGAAAGTGTTGTCGGGATCTGCGTCTGGTAGGAATCGTAGTGTTGCACTACTGCCTTCTGGAATATTCCAGTGTGTGAAGATAGCGTTATCGCCGCCACCTTGTGATGAGCTTGAGCTCTTTGTTTCTTGTGCTTGTAATTTTGCACGGATTTCTGCTAAAGATGCCATTATTAGTTTCTCCTATATTAGCCTTTATTTGTAACAAAACTTATAGTTCTGCTTTGTTTGTGTAGCTAGTGCTACTTTGCCTTTGTGTAGCTCTTAACTACTTTTGCCTTTAGTTGCCATTACAGTATATAATAAATTGTGCCTACTGTCAAGCACTTTTAAAGAAAAATTATGCAATCTTTCTTCTTAGACTATTTAACATTGCTTCAGCAAGATCTTCCATTGCTGGTTCCTTTGCTGGAGCCTTGTTATTTTTATCTAAATATGCTGCAATTTTGGCTAATAGTATAACATGCTCTTTTGGCAAGCTATACATTTCGCCTGAAATTTGACTTAGTAAGTTAAATACTTCGTCATTTTTACTGTTCATTGCTAGGTAAGATAAGTGTGATACTAACTTAGCCATTGCGCCATTACCACCTGAATATTTAATTGGATCTTCATTATCCGGATGCTCAGGATCGTTTGGATCAATGTTAAGTTTGAAATCTTCCTTGTTTTTAATCATATCGTATAAACGATTCATGTTATTTTTAGTTAGATCTGTCATACTATCTCTCTCCTTTACAATACGGGCTACTGTTTCTAAGACTGCATCCATATTCGCAGTCTCAAATGTATTGTACATGAACTTGTCAGTTAAGTCAACCGATTCTTTATCTTTTTCTTCTACAATCGCAGTAGTAGGTACCTGATAGGCGTTATAACCTTTTGAAGTCTGTAGACTCTTAACTGTATTCTTAAATTCTTTTAATTTTTGTTTAACTGTTTCAACAATGTTTTCATTACCTTCGTTTGTTAGTTTGTTTGTACGCACATGTCTCAAAAACTGTGTACATTGTGCTACTTCTGTACATAAAGTAACTATTGATTCACCAATTGCATCATATGGCGTTCCGCCTTTGCTTACATGGTTGGCCATAGCTTTAGCGCCTTGTAAATATTTGTGTGGGAATCTAAATCTCTCTCCGGCACTGTTTTCAATAAACAATGCTTTGATGTTACGTGATCTGCTGCCACGCACTTCTTCATTAACACCTTTTGTATGTTTAATAATAAGTTTAGTGTTTTCTGGCAATTGAATATAACTTGTTTTTAGGCTACCTGTTGCAGGTGTATAGCTTTCCATAACACTCTTGTTTTCGTAAAATTCTTCATCAGTTTCGCCAGCTGCCATTTCTTTACAATCCGAACATCTACCATGTCCATCATTGTAGTCCATCATAGGAGCACCACAACAATTACTTACCATACCTTCTGAATCAGCATATTCATCACCTGGAGAATATGATTCAGTTTCTGCTTCAAGTAATTCGCCCGATGCTAAAATATCAATTGCATGTTTAATATCTGTGTTTTCCATATCCACATGTGGTATTGCTTTTAATATAGCTTGCACTTGTGGCATACTCATAAATTCTTCATCATCTGTATCTATTTCATCTGTGAATTCGTAATATGAACTATCAGTCATTCTATAGTTATCTGCTTGAATTTCTTTAGCATGATCAACTACATGTGCCATAAATGCCTCTACTGAATTTCCGCCTTCATTCATTGATTCAACAAATACTTCTACCATGTCATCACCATTACGCAATGCACCTTTTTTAACTTTTACGTTTTCTTTGCCGTATTTTGCTATTGCTTCTTCCGGAGACATACTAGTTTGTTTCCAACGCTTTTCTGCTTCGTTAGTTTTTTCACGTTTTTCTGCAGCACAATCATCACAAGTAGTAATGTCGCCGTCTGTTTCGTCGCTAATCCATTCACAGTCTGCACAACCTTGTGTGCCTTCAGCTACTTCAGATTCAGTAGGATTCAAAGCGTCTAACTCAGCATCATTTTTTTCTACTTCACCTGAATTATATGCTGACTTTGGATTAGGTTTTGCGTTTGGTGGTAGAACGTCATTGTCTACTCCATATATAGAAGTCTTTTTGCCTTTTGACTTGGCAATAGCTTCTCTGTATAAAGCTCTATAATCATCGTTTACTGCTGTATCAAAATAAGGTTCATGTTCGCCAATATCAACGGCTTCAATCATCTTGTTAACATCACGTAATTCTGATGAAACCATGTTTGGATCCATTTCTTCATTCTCAAGATACCACTTGTGTCTTAATAATGATTTTTTCATTATTTGAAATACCGGTGAACTTGCATCTTCTTTAATACCAGATAGTTCTCTTAATCTGCGTACTTCTTCAGTTTTTGATTCCAACTGAGAAATCATGTCATCAAATGTCATATCGTCTTTTTTGTTCCTCAATGCGTCAACTACTATTGCTAATGTACGTTTTGCTAATTCATCTCTGTCTCGAGTGGCTGTTGTCATTTCAATCCAAGTCCACTCATAAATCATTTGCATCACTTCGTCAACACTTTTGTCCCACATCTGCGTGTGTTCTTTCCAGAAGTCTGTAATCTCGTAATAGCCTGTAACGGCGCTTGGTTGCATGTCTTTCATCGCCTTTTCAGTACGGTCGTCTTCTTTTACTACATCATGTGCGAAGTCTTTTAATTCAATATTCTTATCAAATTTTCTAATGTTATATTCTGCCATAGCGTTGTGTCCTGCTTTTTTAATACTATTCAATAAATCTTTGTGTTCATTAAAATTGAAACTAGCTCCTGCTTGTACAACTAGTTCAACTCCATCTTCTTCTTCTCTAATAGTGATAAGAAAATCATTATCATATGCGTAAAATCTCGCTGATAATTCAGGATCTAATGTTTTATTTCCCATTGGATCAAACAATTTTAATTTAATGTTTGCACCCTTTAGGATGTTAAAAATCTCTTGTGATAGTTGCATTGTATAGTATTCCTTTAATGTATTTATCAATTATTGCGTTATAGTAGGCTAAACGGCATAGGCTCCATACCGTCTCCGTCTTCAAAATCGTCGTTTAAGTAGTCAAAAGCATCTTCTTCGTATTTAGATACTTCTAAACTCATACGCACTATTAAATTAACTGCCATTACAAGGTCATCGTGTTCGCCGTCTTTGGCTGCATAACTATTACCACGTGCAATAAATGTTTTTAATTCTCTTAACAGAGGCTTACTTGCTATTTCTAGTTTCTCTGTTTCTACCCAGTATTTTAGTTTACTACATGCACTTATTTTTGATTTATGTGTAGTTGTGAAGCCTCTTCTATAGCGTTTAGCATTACCATGTTGCCGTGTTTCACTTAAAAATGTACCAGGAAAGTTTTCTTCGCCTGTTTCTTCTACAACAACCAGTGCTGCTTCGCCCAATGTGTTGTTTTCCATACTGTAATATATTTCACAATCGCCATTTGTTTCGCTTTCTATAAACTGTGCTATTTCTCGCAAAATTTTTATCTGCCCTTGAACTGTTGTTCTATTATGCATCCATTCTGCTACTTGTTTCATTCCTGGCATACTGTACACTTGTATAGCACTGTTATCTCCGCCTGTGCCTAAACTAGGATCTAATCCTATCATATACAGTTTACCCTTGGCAACTGGAGCATACCAGCGTACTTGTCCTGATATAGCATATGGATCACGAGCTTCCATGTTACTTAGTTTAATACTATCAATAAGTGTTTCGTCGAACGCAATAAATTCACATTTGTGTTCACGCCTAAATCTTTCTTCACCAATTTTACCTTGTTCAACATCTGCCCATTCTTGATCTCTATCTGGGTGTACTTCCCATGTAGCTAGATAATGTGCAAATCCATTAATACCTTCATTTGTTGAGTTTCCAAATTCGTCTTGATTTTTGTTAGCATCTCTCCAAATTTGTGCAAATTGGTCATCGTCCATGTTTGGTGTTGAAGTAATAATACATTTACCACCTGTTGCTAATGTAGGTGAAAGTGAAGTCCAAAACTCTTTGGCTATGTTTGGTCTAACAAATGCAAACTCGTCTAAGTATGCTAACGATATAGATAAACCACGTCCAGTATTTTCTGTTGTTGACTGTGCTACAATACGAGATCCGTTATCAAATTCCAACGATCCTTTGTTATATGCAGTAACACCAGCTCTAATAAAATCAGGCAGTGTTTCGTACGCAAAACGTATACGTTGCATAATTTCACTAGCACCTGAATATTTGTGTGCTGCAATTAGAATTGTTTGGTCTGGATTAAACATTGCATACCATAGCAAGTATCCTGCCGCACAAGTACTTTTACCTGTTTGTCGTGCAAGCATACTAATACTATATCTATTGTTGTGATATGTATCAACTAGATCTTCTTGGAAATCATATAAACTAAATTTCATACGACCTTGTGTAGGATGCTGAATAAAACAATGTTCCTTCATAAAATGTTTGGGGTCCTGAGTACATAAGGCTAGTTCTAATAACTGCTCTTCTGTGTACTTTTCTTTTTTATATGGGGTTTTAGTTAATTTTGTATCTACTGCCATTAGTGTCTCCCAAATGCCCAGTGACGTTCTCTACACCACCAGCATTCGCCACAGTGTGTTATCATCCAGTCTGGTTCATCGTTATTATGTCGTGCCTCTTGTTCACAGCTTCTAGTATATGGAAATAAATTTTCCATCATATCAAAATATTTATACAAATATGCTACCATACGTTTATCTACTTTTATTAATGGCATCCATCTTGTAATATCTATTTCATACTTTTCAATTATTGGCACAAAATGTCCAGGATCTCGTTTAGAAAATCTACCACCATGTTCTAATCCCACTATGTTTATATCAGGATTTTGTGTAGTGCCATGTATTGTAAAAGTAATATCATGCAAGTTCTTTACACTTCTTTCTGCTTCGTCAATTTCAGATCTAATCTGATCTGTGCTATAAAATGTATAGTGACTCTTAATTAATTTAGTTCCTGTGAGATGGAGTACTTTATCGAGTACACTAGTACTCCATTTAGCATTGTACCAGCCCTTAATAGGATTAGCTGATGTTATAACATGTAGTTCAGCATCTGGTATATGTTTTTCACAGTATTGTATTAACATCCATAACAGTATAGCACTATCGGCTCCGCCTGAGATGTTAATGCAAATCTTTTTATGTGGTTCTGGTACAGTAAAATGTATAGTTTGACCAAAACTATCTGTATATGTGTCAATAGGTCTTTTCATATTACTATTTATAAAGAAAAAACGGCGTAGTTAATTAACTACACCGCTTTAGTTTCACCTGGGAGGAAACGTGAACTTTTTAAATTTCTTCAGTAGGTTGTTGTGTTGCGCCTGCCATTGCTTGTTCATATTCTGAAAACATTCTTTCTATATGTTCTGCTTTAGTGCTACCGCCCATACGTATATCTGTGCTAATGCGTACACAATTTTTCTTAAGTTGTTCTAGCGACATTATAGGTTGTTTATAGTAGACAGGTTTTGCTTCTTCAATTGGAGCGTTGTCTGGTGATTCAAACATGTCTTTGTATTCGCCTTGGTCCCACTTAATATCTTCACCTGGGAATAACATGTTATATAATGTAGGATCTTGTGATATTGAAACTTTAAAATAACTTATTAGGCTATCTCTTGCTTCAGTATCCATCCAGTCTGGTTGCATCATGTCTACAACCTCTACATCGCCAACAGTCATCATATCATCAAGATGTTCAATAAATTCATTTGCTTCGCTAGGATCTTCTTGAGCGTGTCTTATCATTGCCGCTTTAACGTTTTTAATGTGAGGTACAAGTTGAGCGTGTGTAACATCACTTCTATCTGCTTCTTTAATACCAGATAGTTCTTTTAATCTGCGTACCTCTTCGTTAAGCATTACTTTTCTCCTTTAGACTTCTTATATGCTTCTTTGATATCTTCAACTTTATGTTCTTTTAAGCCTACTTTCATATCTTCTGCATCTAAATATCTTTTTAAACTTAGGTTAACGCTTTGTGCAAAATTCTCGTATGGCTCACCATGTGATGTAGCTTCTTCTTCAGCTGCACCGTCTGGTGTGTTTGCCCATTCGTCTAATTTTGTTTTAATTTTTTCTTCGCTTAAACCTGAGTTCTTAAGTAATGTAATTAGTTGTGTAGTATCCATTGTTGGAGACTCTTCTAATTCTTCTTTGTTAGTTTCTTCAACTTCATCAGCTTTGGAACCTTTTTTAGAAGCTAACATTTTTGCAAATGCGTCTTTTTGTGCTTGACTTTGTGCTTCTTTAATACCAGATAGTTCTTTTAATCTGCTTACTTCTGATTCGTAGTATTCTTCAGAATCTGCTTCAAGATCACTTATTTCAAAATCTTCTGGTTTTATTGTTGCTTCTGGCTTTACATTGCCATTTTCGTCTTTGTGCCAATCGTTAATTTCCGGCCAATCAACTTCGCCGTCATTCATTGCATTGCCCATATAATCATAATCTGGCGAACCATCTGTAAATGCCATACCATCAAGTAATCCATGAGGCATATCGTCTACTAAATTCTCTTTAACTGGAGTTGGTGCAATTTTTGTCCAACCTTCTTGTTCAGCCATTTCGTCATCCAAGTCTTGGAAGTTATTATCTTGTGGTTCAAAATATGTAAATTCACTTGATGGCATCATGTGTGTAAAGTTGTGAAGTTCGTCTTTGTCACAATATCCAAAAGCACCTGTTTCAGTGTTAATACATGCATATTCAGGAACACCGCCTTCAGTTACTGCTTCTTCAGATTCTACTTTGTATTTTTTGCCGTCAACTTCAAATTCTTTTTTACCGTCTTTTTTAGCTTGTGCTAATGCGCCTGAGAATTCATTGCCTTCATTTGGAGCTTCTTCTAATGCATCTGGAACACCGTTGCCGTCTTTGTCTTTCCACCAGCTACCTGTTTCGTCATCACAATCATGTGAACAATCAGTAGTTGGTTTGTGCATTGTATCGCCACAGTCTTCGCATTTGTATTCTGATGCGTTTAGTTGTTGTGCTTCGTCCATGTCATCACCCATGTCATTTAAATCATGGTTACGTCTAAAGTCTGCAACAAAATCTTCAATTTGATCGCCACTTAAATAACGAACCAAATCATCAAATACTGGTTGACAGTCGCCTTCAAAATGCATATCAATTAAATCATAAATTGGTTCTGCAAATTCGCCAACTGCTTCAGTTGTTGGAATTTCTTCTTTCATTTCTCTTTCTGCTGGAGCCTGGCTGTGAGCATCTGCTGTGCCGTGGCTAGCAAGTTTTAGTATTCTGTCTAATTCACTCATCGCCTTTTTCCTTTTGTTTTTTTACTTTCATTAATTCTTTAATGAAACTGGAGTTATACTCGTCACCGTAATGATCTGATGCATTTACTTTTTCTGCATCCTTATATTCACCATCAGCTAGTACGCTTTCAGCACGTTCGCTCATTGGTGGAATCAATTCATCTGGTTCATGTTCGCCTTTTACTTTAAGCACACCGTCTGCTAGTCCAAGCATGTTACGAATATCATTTTGTACTTGCCAACCGCTAGCAATGATATTAGTTTCAAATTCATGTGTAAAGACTTCGTATCCTTTGTGATTTGGAAAATCACGAGGTGCACTTTGTAGTATTGTTTTCTTTGCAGCACCGAGTCCTTTAGAGTCGTATTTACCGAGGTGCTTCTCTATGCGATCACATTGTTCATCAGTTAGATCATGTACTGTTTTAATACAAAACTTCCACGATTTCTTTGATTCGTTTAAGTATTGTGAAAATAGTTTGTTCATTGCGGTTATCTCCTATTAATACTATTTATCTTTTTCGGGCAAGTTTTTCATTATTTCGGCAAGCATAGCAGTTCTATCTCCTACTATACGTCCTTCTACTTCTTCTTCATCGCCCAATTCGTGCTTTTTGCCGGCTACATACGCATCTATCTTCTCACTGTCTTTTTCAAGTCTAGCTTGACGCATTTGTAACTCAATCATTTTCATTTTCTTATCCATTTTGGCTTGTTTTGCCTGTAGAGCTGCTGATATCATTTTGCTTGCACTATCAAATATAGGTGCTGCATGTCTATCTTCTACATTTTTACCTAAGTCTATCAAATCTTCAAATGTTTCCATGGCTTTTTTTGCATATTCGTCCATTTCTCTATCTAACTGTTCTAAACCCTCAACAGTAGGCAATGCAATATTGGCACGTTCTACCATGCTCATTTCGCCTTCTATATTAGCAATTTCTGTTTTAAGTTCTTCAGTAGTAGGTTCTTCCTGTATATCATTTTCAGGAAGTAATTGATCTAAATCTGGTAAATTTAATTCTTCTTCTAATTTTTTTGTCATTTTCTTTTCTTTTTAGAGTTCTGAGGTTTATTAAAAATTTGATGTTCAGTAATAACCCTAAACGCCATTCCTTGTTGTTTACACCAGGCATGTGCGGCTGACCATTTGGCTTGATTAACTACTGCTGCAGCCTTCTGAGCAGTTGTTCTTGCTTCAGCTAATGTTTGACTAGCTGGCTTAATCTCTACCATTTCAGCATGGTTCTTTCCCTTCTTGTCTTTATATACTAATAACAAGTCAGGAACATATGTGCTTTTCTTTCCAGTAAGTGGGTTTTTGTATGGAATTCTGTGTGTTTCGCTGCCCCAACCTAAAATAGCTGGATGATTATCACACATACGAAATACTGCTAATTCCCATCCACTTCTGTAATGTGGTGTTCTTTTACCTAAGTATTTATCTGGGTTAGTTGGTACGAATTTTCCGTTTTGAAATTTAGGCATATTGCTGCACCTAAATTAGGCCAGCAAGGTCATCTGGTAAAACCGCATCGTCTGGAACTATATTGATTTCTGATTCTGGAACTTGTGCTATATATCGTTTACCATTTGGTAAGGTAACAATTTGATTAACACCAATTTGAAATTCAGTGTCTCCTGCTTCTACTCCACCTGCAACAATTTCTTTTGCTCTTGATAGTCTACTTTTCATATCGCCAGTGATGCCTTGAGCAGTACCTCTAAAACTCGAAGTACTTGTAGAAGTACTCGTGGGAGTACTTGTAACTGTTTCAACAACTTTGTCTATTGGAACAACTTCTGCTTTATTTGATGTTACATCTACATCTTCTGTTGTATATTTTGCAGATGTATCATTAAACTGTTGTACTTGCTCACCTAGTGTAGTAGGTGCTGGATTAAATAGAACATTGTTTGGATCGTCTGGTGTCATATCACTAAGTATTCTAAAGCCTTCATATCCAAATGTAATTCTATACTGACTGGGTCCACTATCTGAATAGTCTAATGTTTCAGCATCGATGTTTTGTATAAACGGATTAAATATTTCTATTGTTTGGGCTAAAGTAGCCGTATCAACTCGTGATATAATCATTTGTGTTATGTAATGGTTGTCTGTTGTTGCTTTCAAACCAAACTGATTGTTTACTTCTTTTGTTTTCCATTCTTCATAACTAGCTTCATTCATTGGTCCAGTTATATAGTGTTTAGCATAATTCTTTAAGAATGTTTCAAATTCAGCATCTTTATTATCGTATGCTGTAAGTGTTATAGGAGTATAGTCTATTCCTGTTTGAATTATGCTTTTACTATTATATTTATTAAGTGTTTGTGTTCTATATGTAAAAGTTGGTAACTGAACATTTGCAATGCGTGTAAGGTCAACTGAACCGCCTAGTGTGACTAACTTAACTGTAAAGGAAAATTTATTCCTAGGTATAGCAGTTAACTCACCTTTTACTAGGCCTTGTCTATAGTTTACATACGCCTTATCACCTAATGCCATCTGATGTGTCCTTTACTAGCAATTAACTTGAAGTTAATTATGCGCCGGATCCACCATCAGTTGCTCCACTGCCTAATAGACCTGGACCTTCACCTGATAATACATCATCACCTTTTATTACGTGTGCAGCATGATCATAACGTATTGTTAGTGTAACTTGAACCATATTTGAATCTGCATAGTTTAAGTCGCCATACTGTACTTGACTAACAAAACAACCTTCTAATTGCCATTCATCAAATGTAGTTGGTTTAACTGCGCCGTTCTGTCCATCTAGTGTTTCAATTTTTACACTAAATTTATATGATCCACCTGCAGTTGCACTTGCCTGATCTGCATGATCAACTTGATTGTTCATTTGAAATCCAAGTTGTTTAATAACATTTGAATTCATGTCATCACGGAACACAATTGTTACTGGTTCCCATGTATGCTTACCTGCTAGGTACATTTTTGAGTTGTATGAATCAACTATTACTTCTTCATGTGTTAAATTTGGTCTTGATGCACTAATGACGTTCTGTGTCATTTCAGATTTTTGTTTGCCGTCACCCATATTAGTGAATGACACTCTAAATCTATATTGTAACTTAGGCATTAAAGTTGTGCCTGCTGCGGAGTCTGTTGGTACTCCAAAATTTGTAATTACAGCCATTTGTTTTCTCCTATAATACTATACTGTAGTATTTCTCTTATATTGTATTTATCAAAACATTGATTAAAAATCACAATATTTAAAATTTGTCATATTAAAGGCTACTATATTTCTATAGTAGCCCTTATTTTTAGTTAAATTAAACTTTTAACTTAAATTTCGCCAGTATTTACGATTCTAATTGGAATATAAATAAATTCTGCTGATTTTGTAGGCTCAATTGCTACATCAACATAAAATTCATTTGCATCAATTCTTGCTGGTGTGTTGTTTGTTGTATCACAAACTACTGCAAAGTCATAAACACCACGTTGTGCCATAATGTTTGCTAAGAAACCAGTAAATGTTGCTTTAGCATTTGTACGAGTATCTTCGTCATTTGGCTCAAACAAGTAAGGTCTTGCTATTACGGCAAAACGTTCTCTAAGATAAGCTGTAAGTCTTGCAACGTTAACTCTATCTAATGCTGATGCACTTGGATGCATTGATTTTTGTCCAAATACTACAACACCCTCTGTAGGGAATTTTGCAATTGGATTCATCTTCTGCTCATACATTGCATCTCTAGAACCTTGTGTTAGTGCTAATGGTGTAAACTCATCTTCTGAGTTTAAGTAACCAACGTTAGTTGCGTTTTGTACTTGTCCACGTGTTAAACCTGCTGGTGCAAACCATTGGAAGCTCACGTTATCACTATATGCAAATGTATATAATGCAATGTGTGATGCTGGAGCAACAACGTTATCACCTGTTGAAGGGTTAGTTGTGTATGCATGTGGATAATAAACTGCACTGTATGTATTTGAAGTCACTAATCCATCTTCGCCATTTTCTGCTGCACTTGTGCCTTGTTTCCAAGCAATTGCTTCAGTTTGATTTAAACGGAATGGAGCGTCAACAATAACAAATGCTGTTTCGTCTCTATCACTATTTAATGTTACCATTTCATCATACAACTCAGTGTAACCTGGAGCTGCAATTAAACGAAACGCTACTGTATCTTCACGTAGTTCTGATTTACCTGCTGCTGACTGCATAGCTGTTGTAACAACTTTACGCTGAGCAAGTCTACCAAACGAGCCTTTACCAGTTGCCTGGTTAGATGCTTTATTACGCCATTTCCAAGTTGTAGTTAATGTTGCATCATATTCTCTAACAGTATTACCTGAGCGACACATATTAATACCAGTCATTCCAACTGGGTAAACTAGTGGATTTGGAGAGCCTGCTAGTAGTGTTGCTTCAAAGACGCCTGCTGCTGTATCATTAGCAGTAATGTCGCCAAATTCTACGCCTGCACTTGTGCTTTGGTCTGTAGCATCTTTGGCTACCCATGCTGAACCGTTGTGTCTGTAAATTACAGGATAACCGCTTGCATCTGTATCAATCCAATAGTCGCCATCTGCTAATGCGTTGCCGCCTTTATCTGTAGTTGGTGCTGCTGTTCCATATTGTACGTCTGTTGCTCTTTTCCATTTTTGAACACCACTGTCTACTGCTACTTCGTAAACTGCTAATTCGTTTAAATCACCGTCGAACCAAAGTGTACCAGTTGCTGGATTACCAGTTGGTGCAGTTGTACCTGCAGATACTGGGTATGAACCTGAAGATCCAATACTATTCCATGCAGCGCCATCATAACGTTTTAAAAGTAAGGCGCCTGTTGCTGCTGAATGATCGTACCATAAGTCGCCTTCTACTAATGTACGAGCAACTGCTGATGAACCATCGTGGAATATGTCGTTTGTAGTTCCGTCTGGAGCATTATCGTCTGCATACAATACTGCTTTAGATGTAAACACACCTGAAGCATTTGTATATAAACTTGGTGAAAGTTTTAATCCACCTTTTGATGTTGTTTTAATCCATACATCGCCTGCAGTGTTTGAAGATGGTGCTGAATAATGTGGAGCAAATGTTACGTCATCTGCAAATCCAGAATCCAATGCATCCCAACTACCGCCAACACCTTTGTAATATACAAATGATGTTGCTGATGTATCGTTTACAACTTCAACAAGATAGTCACCGTTGACTACTGTTGCTGTTGCTGCCGCTGCTGTAGAAACAACTTCTACAGTTGGTGTTTTTTCTGCCCATGATGAGCCGTCCCATTCAAATATTCCCCAACTAGCACCTGTTGGATTAACCCAATAAGTGTTATTTGCTGCAACACCTGTTGGTGCTGATGAACTTGGTCTAAGTTCAGTTAGATTAACATCAGCACGTACAATATACGCTGCTGAGCTTTGACCTAAAAATGAGTATGCTGCTAAAAGTCCATATTCGTTAGTTTCATCACCTTGCTGAACTGTACCGCTTACTTTATGGAAATCAATGTTTCCGAAGTATTGTGTAAGTTCTCTTTGTGAAGTAACTAGAATAGGTTTGTTTGATTGTGCAGACTTTGTGTATTTTGCAATGCCATCTGTTTCAGTTAGGGTAGGATCTGCCTTATCCTCACCAGTAGCAATGAATAACATAGGAACAGTTCCGGCTCCTGCTGGGCCGTATACTGATTCGTCTGTTACTGAAACCTGTACACCAGGTGAAGTAAGA